TAGCTCTTCTTCTTCATCATCGTCAATACCCATAAGATAGTTACGATGCTCTTCTACTAAGTCATACACGTCAGGATGTTCTGCTGCTACATCAAGGAATGCTGACATCATAGTAGCTACATTCATGATGTGTGCCATAACTACGTTAGGTACTGGGCTATCCTGAGATGTAACTAACTCTATAGAGCAATCACCATCCCATTCATCTTCATAGTTGTTAGGGCGTATGACGATAGCTAGTTCATCGTCCCGTAATGTATGTCCCATTATACTTTCCTTTTTGTTTTAACTTCTATTCGTTTGACTTTGATCTCTTCACCGTCTTCGTTCAACCAATCCTCTGGTATCACACGGTGCGCCCACTGAAAGCCGTACTTGTCACACCAATCACAGTACCTAGACTTAGCACCTTTGTAAAGTTTAGCGTTAGCATTGCTGAACACAAAGCGTATATCTAACTCAGGGTGTTGACGCTTTACCTCACGGTGTTTGCGTCTATCTGCTGAATCAAAGATGCCTTTAGTTTCTATTATGATACCGTTGTCAAGCACGAAGTCAGGTGTGTATGTGCGGTACTTCAGGTCTTCCCACTCTACCTTTAGCTCTTCGTATCTGACTTTCTTTTGTTTGTCTTTGAGCCACGCAGCAACCTCTTTCTCAAGGCCACTGCGATAGCTTTTCAGGTGTGTGCGTCTAGCCAACTGCAGCCTCAAGATACTCTGGCTGTACTAACACGTAGTCCACCATAGGAGGATTCTGTGCGTTAGACTTAACAGCAGGTAGTGTCTGTAGGTTAGGCCAGCACTTATGTTTAAACGAACAGAAGCCACACTCAGAGCCAAGCTTTAAGTTACCTGTAGCCTTACGATAGTGAGTCTCAGGGATAGCCTCATAGCAACGCTCGAATGGTTTGTCTTCGTTGATGTGAGATACCGTAGCTTCGATGTTCTCTAGTACTTCACCAGTGTCTACACCTGATGCATCCACATACTTAAACTCACCATTAGCTTTGTTGACTACCCACCAGCCACCTACACCAAGACCTGCAGCCGTAGCATAACCGACTAGCTGTGGGATGTACCCAAAACCATCACCCTGTGCAAGAGCTTCTAGGCTAGCGAACTTGTTATTGTATGACCAAGGTGATGCAGACTTAACGTCATCTACTTTGCCATCCATAACCATGTCGTACTCGCCATTGATCTCAGTGCCATCACTAAGCTTAAGCGTAACATTATCGTTGTCCTTAAAGTCAACATCAGCAGCACGAAGAAGCCCTTTAAACACAGCCTCTACAATATCACCAATGATCATGTTCATCAGGAAGTGTGGAGGTAGAGGTGCTTTATCTTCAGGTTCATTCTTCTCAAACCACAACTGACAAGTCGGACGCCCAATGTTGGACATCCGTAGTTTAAACTTATCACGTGGACCGCTGCTGAACTGTTTCTCTAGTGCAGCCTCAACATCCGCAGCTACTTGCTTACGGATGCTTTCAGCCATGTCTGTCTCGCCCTTAGTAGCACGTGCTAGATAGTCGTAGACAGCTAGTTCAGCAGGATGGTTCATTAGTCTGCCTCTTCTACTTGGACAAACTCTGCTACAATATCAGCATCTTCATCAGAGATAGACTCTTGATTCTTTTCATCCCACTGCTGCAAGATGTAAGAGTTCTGATACTCGATGTACTCCATAAAGTTCTTCAGCAAGTCTTGATCTTCAGGAGTGATGTCTACCTTGTCACCTGCGTTAAGCTTCATGATAGCGTAGTCGTTACCATTAGGCATCTTAGCTTCTGTTGCTGCTAAGTTAAAGGTGTACTGGATAGGTAAGATATTCTTACGTGTCAGTGAACCCAGCGCACCGTCTAGTGACTTAGTGCTTGATGGTGGAACCTCATAGACAAACGGGATAGGATCAGTGATAGCATCTACAGGGTTACCTGCTTCATCAATGCAATCGTTAGCTGTCAGCATACCGAAGATAATCTTCTTACGCTTAATGCTACGGATCAGGTTCTTCGTTTTCTCAGGAACTGATTCCCAATCTTCGATGTAACCTGTTGGTCTACCCAAGTTAAAGCCACCCATGTTATCCTTTAGGTCACCTTTTAGGTCAGTACTCATGACCGTTTTCATCATGACCTCTGCACTAGAGTCCCACTTACTCCACTGTTGACGTACAGCAAAGATACGGATGCTAGGGTTAACGCTATACACTACGTTATCCTCACCACGTGTGATCTTGTATGCACCTGTAGGTACTACCTCAGTCTTGACTGACTTGCCATTGACTTCGATGTTACCCATGATGCCATTGTGGATCAAGTTAACCCGTGGCATAGACACACTCTTTGTCTCACCACCTGATGATGTTACACCAATGGCTTCAGCCAAAGACATACCAAGATCGTTTGCGATTGATAGTTCTGTACTCATTTACTTACCTTTCATAAAAGTTAAAGATGCTTAGTTATACTCTAAACGTCAGCCATGTCAAGCCAATTATCACCTATCTTTGCTTCTAATAACAGAGGCACATTCATGGTAACACCGTAAGCCTTTTCGACTAAAGAGTTTAGGTCTTCGTTCATATCCTTAATAGTTTGTATTACTTTATCTGTCTCGTTTGGATGTACGTCAATCACTACAGAATCGTGCACAGAATTAACTAAGCATGACTGCATATCCCATAGCCTACGTTCTATTTCACACAATACAACAGGTACAACATCACCTGTAGCAAACCCTTGCACAGGATAGTTCTTGATCATCGTGAAGTGTGTCACGCTACCGTTGCTACGTCTTGTCACATCAGGGAAAGCGTACTGTCTGCCACTTACGTTAGTGATCTTCATGAAACGCATTGCTTCATCAGCTAGCTTCTTGTGCCACTTAGCCACACCCTCATACTTCTCTGTGAAGTGTTCGTAGTATGCAGCTACAGCTTTGCTTCTACCGTATCCAGTAGCGCCGAAGAGTGGGGCAAAGGTGTGGGCCTTGGCTTCCTGGCGTGATGTAGGTTCGCCAGCTTCAGTAATAACTTTTGCTGTGTACGAATGTACATCGAATCCTGTTGCAATTTCTTGCATCGCTGTTTCATCTTGCGCCAAGAACGCTGCTGTCCTAAATTCGAGTTGGGCAAAGTCGGCCTCCATTATTTTACCCGTGTTCCATCTTGATACAAATACACGCTTCACTGGGAAGGTTCCACCTCTTGGCATGTTTTGCATGTTGGGATTGCGTCCAGAGAATCTACCTGTACTTGTGATGTGCTGAGTGAGTCCCACGTGTAGCATCCCTGTGGTTGGCTTTCTATAAATGTCGATACCATCAACAAAGCTACTAAGGTAACTAGAAATAGCAGATAACCTTTTAACGTCAGTAAGAAAGTCCACAGCATTATCCATCCCGTTGTTCTTAGCAGTCGCAATAAGCGTGTCGAGGTTGTCTTTGCTTGTACTAAATCCATTAGCTGATACCCACTTCTTACTTGGTGCAGCAAAGCCTAACCCTGCTTGCTTCTTAATCTTCTTTAGTTGATAACCACGGGCATCACAATCCTTACAGTTGTTAGGCTTCTTAAAGAGTGTGCCATCCTTTTTTACTTTGTACGTTTTACCTTTCCCGTTGCATGTCGGGCAGGTGAAAGCTTTGGTACGGAGGATCGTAGTCGTGTTTGCCTCAACTGCAGCCTTAAACTCTTCCTGCGTTTCCACATAGTCGAAGAGCGCTGCCCATTCTTTTTTGTTATTGACCGCAACTGAGAACACAACTTGGGACATTTGCTCAGGCGAGTTAAGATTGATCGGTGTGTCGCCCATAAGTTCCCTGACTTGGCGCTGAAGACGGTCTTCGATTTCTGCTTTCTCATTCTGAAACTCCTTACGTACTACCTCAAGGGCGTTGTGATCCACACGGAATCCTGACATGTACATTCTTGTGAGGGTTTTACAGGTGTCGAAGGTGACTTCTCTGACTCGAAGAAGGGAAGCGGATTCTGGTTGGGCATAGTCGTGTTCTTGAGCGAGGAACAACTCACGAGTTGTGAGCAGATCATGCCTAAGATAAAAGCTAAGCTCGTTGAGAGGTATTTCATTTGTGTTGTATCCTTCCTTAAAGTAACGCTTAAGCGTATCATCCTTCTGGAAGTCTAGCTGTCTGCGTTCAGCACAAGCCTCTAACCCTACAGGTATCTTCTGCCCACGTACAAGCAAATACTCTGCCAGCATTGTGTCATAGATAGCACCGTCATACTTGTAGCCACATTCCCATAGCCACATCAAGTCATGCTGTGCATTGTGCATGATCAGTAGAGTAGTCATGTCTAGGATAGACTGAAGCACGGCTCTACCGTTACCACTCGTATCCTTGTACTCTACATGGTCAAGCGTAATGATGTTCTCATTCTTCCAGTTATCTACATCAAGCACACCTACCTGTGTCAATGTATTGCCTAGCTCGAATGGGTCCATGATAGTCTTGCCATCACGTTTAGTTGTTGTGTTCTCTACATCTAATACATTACGCAAGGTACTGACTCCGTTCACCGTCTAACTCACAGTGCACTACACCGTGCCATCCACCCTTGAGTTTGTTCTTAGCAATGTTGAGGTGACGTTGGTTACTCTCTTCGTCATCCTGCCCCTCAACTACTTTGTTCTTACTGATCAGTACCATCAGGTCAGCCTCTGCTGCCTTGCCTGTCTTTGATCCTTCTAGCATTGATTGATCTACACGTACCATACCTTCAGCTACAGCAGATAGTTGTGACATCCATATGATAGCGCAACCGTATTGCTTAGCAATGTTACGTGCATGGATAGCTGCTTCCTTGAGATACACATCTGACTTGTCGCTTGTCTTGTTAGCAAACTTATCACCCATGTCTAGCACTACGATGTTAGGCTCGTATGCTTTGACTACTGCCTCTACCCATGACATGTCCTTGCCTGTACTGTCCTTAACAAAGATGTTCTTACGTACAGGTTCGTAACGCATAGCAGCCACAGCCATGTTAGCCTTAACTTCTTCCATGCTCATACTGGTAGCAGCACTAAGGTAACGTGCACCTACACGCTCATAGCTTTCCTCATTACAGAGGATCATACACTTAGCACCCTGGTGGGCAAAGCCATCTGGTGCAGCGATAGTGCTAGCATGGAAGCTAGTCTTACCTGTGTTAGGACGTGCACCTACAACAACTAAGTGACCACCACTGATACCCTCAACCTTACGGCGTAGGGATGGTATGTTCCACTTCCATTGTGACTGTACATCGTTAGCTTCTAGTAGTGTATCAATGTCCATGTCATCCCACTCTATCTTTAGGTTAGGCATGAAGTCATCTTGATAGTCACGAATTAGATTACGTAGTGGCTCTAGTGTATCCTTTGTACCATTAACATACTCGAAGCCAAGGTTAGCTATCTCTTCACCAACTACCTGCTGAAACAACTTAGACAATACATCAGTAGCTATCTCATTGTTAAGTGGATTCTCTTTAGCAATCTTCTGGAACAGGTCACGGTACGCTTCCTTGTTAGCTGTAGTCATGCTGTTGTTACCCGCATAGAACAAAGCTTCTAGTTCAGATGGGCTAAGAGTTTTCTCATACGTATTCATAGCATAGTCTAGCGTCTGCTTGATCTTACGTACATCTTTAGTGAATATCTTATCAGGGCAACGAATACCCTTGTGATTATCATAGAACTCTTTGTCCATAAGTGTACGGATAAGTGCTAGTTCCATCATGTTGTGTCTCCTCTAAGACAGTGGTTAGGCGTACTCTTTCTTCTTCGTGTACTGCCTATCCTGTATTTCCTTCTGTAAGTATGCGATCTCACACTGGATCAACTTACGCTCATAAGCCTCTAGCTTCGGGTGCTGTAACTTAGCTTCCCATTCTTTTAGTTCTACTTGTAGCTCTTTCATTTCACATCTCCTTGTGACCAGTAGTCCCAGCTTTCTATATGCCCACCGTCATACACAGCGTCAAGTACATTGTCAAACTTTTTGTTATTGATGTACATGCGACACGCTTCTAGTACTTCGTCAACAGATAGGTCAACGTAGACATAACCAAGCGGTACACGGGTATCAACTATTGCTGTTTTGGGCGGGTTGGAATCTTGCATAGAATGCTCCTTCAGGTGACTTAAGTGCAGCCATAATATCTAGTAGCTGCTGGTATGTTATAGATATAATCTCGTGTCTGTTTAACTCTTCTACAAACTGGCGAAGGAATACTATCCCATCATCAGCTATGATAATCTCTATGTCTTCACATGTATCCGACTCATCTAATGACTTGATGATAGCTGCGTCAGGCTCAAACTCTACAGTGTACATTACTCTTCCTCCAAGCAGAAACCACAGAAGTCATCTTGCGCTGGGTTACCACAGCTTACACACTTGTTTGTGTCATCAGTACCAAACTCATACTCTGTAAGCTCATCTGTCTCATACTTTATGTGATCTTGTATAAAGTCATACACTATCTGTAAGTCTAGCTTGGCTGCTGCACAGTATAGTACTAGCTTCAGCCCTTCTTCTTGCAGCAACTTAGCACAGTTGCCATCCAAGTGGAACTGATAGGTAGCACTGCCATCCTCGTGTTCCTCTACTTGTTCTACTCCAATTACTCCAGTCATTCTTCATACATCCTTAATGCTTCCCATGATACAGGGTATAGTTTAATCATTACGTCTTCGATCTTCTCAGCTACGATACGTGTCTCAGCCTGGGTGTCTTCCTTTAGGCGTAGTCCACACATCTTAGCGAAAGCATATAGTGTACCTGACCAGTACCACTCAGTCATCATAGACTGTGGTAAATGCATACGTGCTTGTTCAGGTGATACTCCTTCGTCTAGTTGTTGATTGTAAAGCATTAGAGCTTTTGTATTGTAGTAGAAAACATTCGCATTACTCTTTACTTCACCTTCACTGCCTTGCTTCTTATCAGCACTGCGGCCTCGCCATACATCAGGCACATAGAACTCTGGTTCACTATCCACGTAACGTCTACTGATCTCATTCCAAGGCATGTACTCGTGCTTAACTAACTGACGTGCTACAAACACTGGAGCTTTGACATGGAAGGTAGTGAACGTATGATTAAAAGGTGACTTGTGTTTATGCTTAGCTAGATAACGAATAAGTTTACTGTCCTTGTGTTGCAGTACCTTAGCCTCACCATTGTGTACACGCATCATATAGTCTGACTTCTTACCAAAGCTAACACGTGCAGCATTAACTACAGATAAGTCATCACCCATGTGATCTACGTAAGTTACTTCTATCATTTAACTTTTACCTCCAAACAAACTACTGTTTCTCCTTGATGGTTTAGCATTACCTCTGCTTCAGTCAATGCCTTAGTACATTCTTCTTTCTTAGGGTATGTATTTATTTGGTAATACTCTACCCCTTGACTGTTAGTCATTTGTATCCAGAGTAATACCCATACCATTAAACTAACTCCTTAAGTTTGATTATATCAGACTCTACCTTATACTTCAGGTCATCGTCAAGTCTTAATGCTCTTGTGTCTAACCCTGTCCAAGACTCTATCTCTCGCTTGTATGCCAAGGTCTTGTGTGCAGCATCAGGGTCTAACGCTACAATTACCTTATAGTAATCCTCTAAATGTTTCATCATTGTAACATTAAGTGATGTACCAAGGATAGCTAGACCTGTCAAACCTGGCACAAGTTTAGCTGCTGACACTGCACTAATGACATCCTCTACTAAAATAACTACACCATTGGGCTTACCTATAGTACGTTTGTATACATCAGCTACTCCACTGTATCTGTACCACTTTGGTATAGCTCCATCTAACGCACGTCCAACTGCATCAATGAGCCTACCTTCATGTCGTATTGGGAACACAGTGCGTCGATCTTTGACATCATACATCAAGTATTCATACTCTAAGTCCCAGCGCCTGACAAACTTAGTGTGTAGTGTATGCTCTGCGCTGGGTGTGACAACATGTTCAGGCCACGTAAGCAATTCATGTTCCTCTTTCTGTTTCTGTTGTGGGCGTAACCTACCCATGATCTCCTCTGCTGTCATGCCTGTACTGGTTGCACCTTTGATGCGACAGTCAAGTTTGTAGCAGTTGTATAGCACAGTGCCATCCTCTTTGGTAGCAGTGAATGTGTTCTTACCACCACACCAAGGACAGGTAGCACGGTACTGCATTCCTTCTTTTATATCAAGACCTTCTACGTATTTCTTAACGTTCTGCATTAAGTCTTACCTCTCTTAGCTAGCGCAGTCTTAGCACCAGTGTAAGTGTTTACCATGTAAGGTTTAACGGAGTCAGGGCTACGGTGTCCACTGACTTGCATGATGTGAGCTAGGTCAGCACCACCCTCTACCATCTCAGTGATAGCAGTGCGGCGTAAGTCCATAGCAGTAATATTCTTTGGTAGTCCTGCAGCATCCTTGACTTCATTGATAGCACCATCAATCTGATCTACTGGGTAAGGCACATAAGCTCCTGCTACAGGCGTTGTCTTAGGTGCTACGTAGGTCTGGAACCCAAAGTCATCCTTCTGCTGCTGTAGCATACCTGTCAGCGCCTCTGAGATAGGCAAGTGTACGTCTGCTCCACGCTTACTTTGTGTTAGGTCTATGCGCTGGGCATCTAAGTCTACCTTATCCCAAGTCAGGACACGCATATCACCTACACGTTGAGCTAGATCGTAAGACATATGCACGATCAAACCTATGCTGCGCCACTTAAAGTCAGAGTATGCAGTGTCAAGGAACTGATAGACTTGATCACGTGTCCACTTAACCTTGCGTGGCTGATCTGATTCAGTCTTAATGAGTCGAACAGGATCGTTGTCTATGATGTCTAGTCTCATGCAATGCTTCCACGCTGTACTTAGCGCAGCCTTGCGATAGTTTGCTGTACGTATGCCAACTTGTAGCCAAGCCTGGTATGCTTGATTAGTGTGTCGAGCCTTAAGTGAACTAGCTTGGTAGTCCTCTAGGCGTTTACCTTCTACACGTGTAGCTAATACGTAACCTAAGTGTGTCTCGTATTGCTTCTGTGTTGTGCCTGATAATCTGGCAAAGTGTGAACTGTTAAGGTAGAACTTTACTAGCTCTCCAACCTTAGCTCTTCTGTTTGGCATACGCATCTTACCATTTCCTCCTCGTCTTCCAGTAAACCCAACATTCTAGACAATGACCTTTACCTAAGAACAAGTCAATCAAGAATACTATGTTAGGCTTACCGTCTTTTCTCCATTGGTGGTTTCTTGCGCTGAACGTTTGGTTGTTGCTTCCTCCTAGTATCACGTTCACTGTCACGCTTATCGCTGTCGCTACTCTCTTGATGTATCTTCCCAATCCAGTGCGTGGATTCATCATGCGGATCATCGTCGTCTGCTTCATGTGTCAATCGAATGCTCCTATATAAACTAAGAAGATATACAAGAAAGGTGCTAGGATATAAAGGGATATACCCCAGCGCAGTACTTCCTCAAAACATCGGATAATAAACGTCACCATTGTCCATAGC